TCTATCGCGGAGGTTGAATCCCCGCAAACTACAGAGGAACAGTTCAGCATTGAGAATGCGTCAACCGACGATATTCGTAATGCATTAGGAGTAACGCCGGAGACCCACGACCATCAGCCTGAGACCGTAGCCGAGGAGCAAATCCCGGAGAACGAGGGCCAAGAGCCACAGGCCGAAAGCCAAGAGCCGGAGGCAGCAGCCCCCGAGACCGAGGCCGGTGATGGGGACGAGGAGGAGAAGCTCGGAAAGAGAAGAATCCGCCCCCGTAACGAACTGGATCAGCAAGTCATCGATCTTTATAGATCTGAAGGATTTAGCGGATCATTCGCCGACGCATCCCGAATCATTTACGGACAAAATGCAGAGCCTGTATCTCAATCTATTTCGCCCAATCAGGAGCAAGTCGAGGCGACCGAGCCCGACCCAATCAGTGGCATAGATAAAGAAGCTGACGACATTCGTGCATCCATTTTGGAGCTTGAAGGAAAAGTCGAGAAAGCAGCGGAAGACCTGGAGACCACGGAAGCCTTACGGCTTCAGCGTGAGATCATGAAGCAGGAACTTCAGTTGCAAAACTTGACCCTCCGTAAACAGCAGGTGGAGCAAGAAAGAGAGCAGCAAGTTTATCAATCCCATCGCACTCGTGCGATGGAAAGCCGCGACCGAGTCTACGAAAGATTTCCTCAGCTGCAGGATAAGCAATCCGTTTATCGTAAGCAATTTGATGATTTCGTATCGCAGGCTCAGTCCGACCCCGACTACGCCGCAGTCTTTGAATCACCACGATGGCCAGAACTCATAGCAAGTGAATTTGCCGCTTTGAATCCGATGCAGCAGGCTCAGCAGGCTCCCGCTCCTCAGGTTCCTCAGCAAACCGCTCCGCAAATGGGTACACAGGCCAAAGTATTGACGACTGGGACTACGGCACAACCTGTAAATACTCCCGCTACTCGCGAGGGCTTACTTCAGCAGCTTCCCAATATGAATACTAAAGATATTTATTCTCTCTTGGGATCACCTGGTGGAGCACAGCCTTTAAGATAAGCGGGGAAAATAAAACCCTTAATTATCTACTAAAATGGCAGAAAAAAACTTCCCTGCAAACAGCACTGCTGCTGGACTCTCCGGCAACAATGTTGATTTGATTCAAAACACAACTTCATACGCAGATCTTCTTAAAGGCGACAGCCAATCCGATTTGCGCTCACGCCTCTGGTCCGAGCTTGTTTCTCGTGACGCCAGGGAAAAAAACGTGTTCGCAAAATTCATCGGAGGTGAAGGAAGCGGAAAACCTATTACTGAAAAACGCGACCTCTCCGCAGGTGGATCCGACAAGGTGACTTTCACCACTGTTGCTCCTATCCGTGGACAAGGTGTACGCGGTGAAGAAATCCTCAAGAACTCAACCGAGACTCTTGACTTCGGAACCTTCTCCGTTGAAATCGACCTCGTTCGTCACGCAGTTTCCTGGACTCAGGTTCTCAAGCTTATGAGATTCACCGGCAAAACCATCGACCAGCTTTCAGCTGAGGTTATGTCCGAGTGGATGTCCCGTACCGAGCAAGACCAGATCCAATACGCATTGCGTCAAATCTGTTCCGCAAAGCCTAACTCCAATGTTCTTTCAGCATATGGTTCCGGCGCAAGCGGAGCTCTTAAATATGTTGACGGTCTTAGTACCGACATCATCCAAGAAGCTAAGCAAGCATTGATCGCTAATGGCGCTGAGCCTATGAACACTGGTGGAGACGAAAACCAAGAAATTCCTGGTTACTTGTTCTTCGCACCAGACGCATGCTTACGCCCTCTGCGTTCTGACCCTGACTACCTTGAGGCAATTACTCAAGCCGACAGCCGTGGGCCTGAAAACAAATTGTTCTCCGGAAGCTATGCTAAATGGGACAACAACATCATCGCTAACCACAATGTTCTGATCGACACCGCTCGTGGACGCCAAGGTTCGCCATTACTTCCTACCTTCTACAACTTCGAAGCTAATGGTGATGTAACAGCAACTTCTTTCACTCCAGCTAGTGGTTCTACCCCCGCAAGTGGACCTCTCGGTGGAGCTGGCGGCGACTACACAACTAACTTCCGCGGTGTATCCGTTCGTATCCCTGGTGGCGGAGGAGAAACCTTCGCAGCAGACAGCGGAACTTACTACATCCTCGGTATCGACGCAGCAACCGGCGAGTACAAGTTGTACAGCTACGAAGCATCCGCAGCTACCGTTAAAAGCACCGGTGCATTGACCGCTACTGACTTCGGAACCAAAACGGACAATGCTTTCGCAGAAGGATCCTTGTTCGTACAAGCTAATGAAATCGGTACTCCTATCGGTTACGCATTGGCTATGGGTAAAGACGCTATGTACTTTGCTAAAGGTAAGATCTACGGTGAGCAAATCTTCCACTACGACGACTTCGCTAACTCCGGCAACGAAGCTCATTTGAGCGCTGTTGGTGTTCAGTCCGTCTACGGTATGGCTGCTCGCAAGGACACTCGCGGTCGCGTTCCTGCGGTACAACTTATCGAGGTTGTTCGTCAGGTTCCTGGCTTGTCCCTCGCGCAGTAATGCCTGCTAGGATTTTTACAATCCAAC